ATGGAAAAGATATTAGTAACTGGTGGTGCTGGTTTTATTGGGTCTAATCTCTGTGAGCATTTTATCCTTAATGGTTATGATGTTGTATGCCTTGATAATTTTTCAACTGGGCATATGAGTAATATCCAACATTTAATTGATGACTATCCACAACAATTTAAGCTAATTGAAGGCGATATACGTAATTTCGAGACGTGTGTAAGAGCTGTCAATGGGGTTCAGTATGTTCTTCATGAAGCAGCACTTGGAAGCATACCAAGAAGCATCAATGACCCAATCACTACAAATGATGTAAATATTGGGGGCTTCCTAAATATGCTCGTTGCGTCAAGGGATGCCAATATAAAGCGATTTATCTTTGCAGCAAGTAGTTCGACTTATGGAGATAGTGTAGAACTTCCTAAAGTAGAAGAAAGAATTGGCAAGCCTCTTTCTCCTTATGCTCTAACAAAATACGTGGACGAATTGTATGCACATGTATTTTCAATAACCTACGGTTTTGAGTATATAGGTCTTAGATATTTTAATGTTTTTGGAAGAAGGCAAGACCCCAACAGCATGTATGCAGCCGTTATCCCGTTGTTCATTAAACAGCTGATGAATAAGAAATCACCGGTAATCAATGGCGACGGCTCTTATAGCAGAGATTTTACATATATTGATAATGTGATTTTGATGAATATGCTTGCTATAAAGACCACAAATCCCAATGCTGTAAATAAAATTTACAATACGGCAGGAGGTGAAAGGACTACAATTAGCACCTTAGCAGAGTCTATTAAAGAGCGACTGATTATAGATTTTCCAGAAATCGTAACTGTACCAATCATAAATGGGCCTGAAAGACTTGGAGATATTCACCATTCTTTTGCGAGCATAGAAAAAGCGCATAATTTGCTAAACTATACTCCTTTGGTGTCTTTTAAGGATGGTCTGTATCGAACTATCGAATGGTATATTCATAATACGATTCATTAAATGTTCATAGCATTCCTCCCGCAGCTATTGTAGATGTGGTGCCGTGGTGGGGGAATTTCTCGCAGCCGATGTAGAGGGTGTCGAAAGCATCGGTGCCGTCGGTGCGGTGTTCGAGGAGGTCTTCTTCTGTCTCGGCGAGTTTTTCGCCGCCTTTGTCCTTCTTGAAGCCGTTGCGCCCACGGGTGACTCCGGCTGACTGGATGGCCAAAATCAAGTCGTCGTTGTTCTGACGATTGAAGAATGGCATCAGGCGTTGCTTCCCGGCAAAGCCCTGATTGATGAGAAGGTATTTCTCATCGTGTCGCATGGGATTGCCGAGGTAAACGTCCTCGACTGTCCAGCCGTGGCGTTCAAACTCGTGGATGATTACCCAACGGAAGTCCTGCTCGTTGACGGCATAGTTGCCGGAAAGAGCCGTAGCATCGTAGTAGAAGATGATAGTCTTGTTGCGGTGGTGGCGATAGTAGTTGCAGAAGTCCTCTACAAGGGCCGGTATCTTTCTCTCGAACTTGACATAGAATGATTTGATGACATTGAGGCGTCGACCATCGGGCTGACCCGCCACAATCCAGTTGATGTTGGCGTTATAATCCATGCCGATGCAGATGGGTGCCTCGCGATTGACATCAGAGTCAGCACGGCTATCCATAGCGTCGGGCGAGAAGTCGTAGCCCAGTGAGTCAAGATACTTGAAGTCCGAGGCATTGTACTTGTGCCCCTCACGCATTGAGGAATAGAAGCCGTCCTTGGCTATGCCGAGGCGCTGACAGAGTATTGATGTCTGGAATGTTTTAGGCGTAAGATCGCGCTTCATTTGCTTGATGTACGACTCGCCAAGCAACTGCAAGTTCTCGATAGAGGAATATTCACGATAGTACACAGCAACCGAACGCATCTTATTGAGGTTGGTGTCGAGTCTGCGAAGATGCCCTTTCAGGTAGACGGGCACTGGCTCTCCGTTCTCGCGGAGCTGCTTGATGCGGGCCTTGATGCGCCAAATTTCGTGAATGGTGCCTTTGATTGCCTCAATCAGTTCAACGTCCATCTTGTCCTTATAGTGGAGGAACCACGATCCCTTTTGGGTTTGTGGCATGTCCGACAGTATCATAATGGAATGATTGAACGAGTGATGCCCGAAATATGACTTGATACCGCCATTGGCAGGTAGCGTTTCCTCTTTCACCTTCTCATAGTCAATAAACTTGGCTTCGTCGACTAACAGCCACGACAAGGTGAGCGAGTTCGACGAGCCGGGGCGGTCCTGGGAAATAATGACCGCAACAGAGCCGTTGTAGAAACTTACAACGTGCTCATAGTCGCTCGGCTCGGTTATGGCTCGCTTGAAGCCTTTTGGCGGTTTGCGTCCTACAACATAGTGGATGCCGTTGATGTAGCCCCAGCGTTTCCATGCGGCAAACAGTCCGGGCAACGTGTTTGTCAAACCGTGTTTAATGGGTCAAACACAGATATAACTTTATTGCTGAAATATTTGGATATGTGGGATTTAGGTGGTAACTTTGCAGCGGAAAATCTAAAATCAGATGAAGAAAGCTGTAATATATTCCCGTGTTTCTACTCTAGAGCAGGATTATACTTCGCAGACTGCTGAACTCAAAAAGGAAGCAGAAAGGATGGGTTATGAAGTAACCCATATCTATGAAGAAAAAGAATCAGGCTTTGTAGATGATAGACCTGAACTAGCAAAGGTCTTAGCCCTTACTAATGCTGATACCGATGCAGTATTTGTTTGGGAAATCAGCCGACTTAGCAGAAGAACAGTGATGGTTCTTAGCACTATAGAGGATATAGAAAAGAAAGGAATCCTTATCTATGCAAAGAATGAGAACTACAGAAGCTGGAATGAAAAGGGTGTAAAGGATTCTACTTCTAAGTTAGTGCTGACCCTTTACGCTTCTATAGCTGAAGCTGAAGCCCTGAAGTTCAAAGAACGTGTTAAACGCGGTAAAAGGTACAGAGTACTGGTAGAAAAGAAAAGCTACTGTAATACTTCTGTTTTCGGTTATATGAAAGATGAAAACGGAAGGCTGGTAATCAATGAAGAAGAAGCTGAAATAGTCAGGGATATTTTTAATAAAGCCCTAGAAGGCTATTCAGGCAGAAGGCTGAAGCTGTATCTTAAAAGTAAGTGGGGATTGGATTGGTCTGCTAATACTTTGAACTACTTGCTTCATAATACAGCCTATATGGGTCAGAAGAAGGTTGGCGGTAAAACCTATTACAAAGCCGAAAAGAAGAAACTTGAAGAGGGAACTAAAATCAGGTTCTTCAATCCTGAAACTGATGTAGTGGAAACACCTGCTATTATCAATTCTGAACTGTTTAACAAAGTGCAGACAGCTATCACCAACAGAAAGACCAGAAGCAGCGCAAAAGAAGCTAGAAATGCAAAGCCTAAACTGCTGAAGGGTCTAGTACTTTGCGGAAGGTGTGGTAAAGTCTACACTAACACTGGCAGAATGTACACTTGCACTTCAGGAACTAATGAATATTCTGAAAGATGCGGAAGCACTTCAGTAGCTACTGCTAGTCTAGATTCAGCTGTGTGGAATGTTACTAAGGAAATCTTTTCTGAAGCTATGGCTAAGGAACTGGCAGCACAGAAATCAGAACCTATAGCAGCAGAAATAGCACGTCTGAAGGAGGAAATAGAAGGCTATAATGAAGCAATTTCTAATCTGAAAAAGCAGGTGGGTAATCTTCTTAGAATAGCTTCTAAGGCTGATGATGTAGCTGATGATATTATAGAGAAAATCAATATCCTGAAGAAGGAGCAGCAGATGGCAAAGGCTGAAATAGCTGATAGAGAAGCGAAGATAGCCCTGCTTCAGAAAAGGCTTGATGCACCTGCTGAAATGACTGAAATAACTGATGAAGATGAAAAGTTTGAATATCTTCATAAGGTAATAGAAGCTGTTTTTGTCTACGGAGAACACAAACACAAAATCTTAGCTATTCAGTACCTGAACGGAATCACTGCCTACTGTATCAGACTGTGGAAAGATTGGTACTGGTTCTTAGATAAAGGTGAATTAGTGATTACAGACGCTGTAGCCCTTCAGAAGAACAGCCCAGTAGACCTGAAGCTGAAGGATTCAATACTGATTGAAGTTACTGATTCAAATAATGCCTACTACAGCGGTGAAGATACTGATAAAGAAATATTCGGTCAGTACACTACAGAAGGCTTCTATGCTGCTATGATGCAGAACAAACAGCTGAAGCCAGTAGCAGTTAAGAAATAGAAACTGAAGGACATAAGGCTGTGGTTTGAATGTAGTTAGCTGACCTTCTTCAATTTAATAGGCAAATATTCCCTGAATCATAGGGGCTATTTGCCTAATTTTTTGTACCTTTGCAGCCTAATATACCCTTCCAAATGAAGCCTATCATTAAATATAGGGGCGGTAAATCGAAAGAAATCCCCCAGTTTATAGCCTATATACCTCAATTTGAAGGGAGATATATAGAGCCTTTTTTCGGTGGCGGTGCTTTGTACTTCCATCTAGAGCCAGCACACGCTATAATCAATGATATTAACACTAGGCTTATTGACTTCTATAGGGGTGTTCAGCTACATTATCCTGAAGTGAAGGCTGAATTAGCGGAACTTGAAAGGATATACACTGAAAACAGAGCAGCCTTTGATGAATTGAAAAAACTGAATCCTGATAGCAGAGTAGAAGATAATAATGAAGGTCTTTATTATTCTATAAGGGATATGTATAATGGCTTAGTAGATTCACGCTACTTATTTGCCACATTATATTATTTCATCAATAAAACAGCCTATAGTGGTATGATTCGCTTTAACTCAAAAGGTGAATTTAATGTGCCCTATGGAAGATATAAGAATTTTAATACTGACCTTCTTACAGAAGCACACAGTAGGCTTCTAAGGTCTGCTGAAATTCATAATAGAGATTATTCGGAAATCTTTGAATTAGCAGCCCCTGAAGATTTTATTTTCTTAGACCCCCCTTATGATTGTATATTTTCAGACTATGGTAATGATGAATACAAGGAAGGATTTAATGAAGATAGCCACAGAAGGCTAGCTGCTGATTTTAATAATTTAGGGTGTAGGGCTTTGATGGTGATTAGTGCTACCCCCTTAACTATGGAACTTTACAGAGATAGGATAGTAGCAGCATACGATAAAAACTATTCTGTAAATATTAGAAATAGATTCCAGTCTGAAGCTGTTCATATAATTGTAACAAACTATGGCAACGCTTAGAAGTAAGGCAATTAACGGCAAAACTTTATTTTTTACTACTTCCCCTAGAACACCTTTTAAGGTTCTACCTGAAATTCAGCTATTAGTAGAGAACTTAGAAGGAGAAGTGTGGACACCTGAAACACAAACTAAGTTCTATCGGCTTTTAGTAGAAAATGACTTTTTTGAAGGGGCTGAATCTAAAACCCCTGCTTTATCTGCTAGGGATAGAATAAACAGAATCCCAAAAGCACTGGGACTTATTACCCTTCCTATAATCGGTTTGTCTGAAGCAGGCAAAGAACTGTTAGAGTCTGAAAATAATCAGGAAGAAATTCTACTTAGGCAGCTGTTAAAATTTCAGCTGCCATCACCATATCACCCTTTAGGGAAGGCTGCAACTGATTACAATGTTAAGCCCTACTTAGAGATTCTTCGCCTTATATATGACTTAGATGGACTAACTTTTGACGAACTTCATATTTTTGGTATGCAGTTAGTCAATATTGAACGCTATGATGAAATAGTAGCCAAAATCAGAAAGTTCAGGATTCATAAAGAACGAAATAAAGGCAAATACAAAGAATTTAAGCAGAAAGTCTTTTATGATGAAGCTAGGGCTATTTATGAAGATGAAATAGCTACTGGAGATATAAAGACTAGAGAAAGCAAAACTACAACAGTAAAAGCCTTCTTAGATAAGAAAATCAGGAATCTTAGGGATTATTCTGACGCTGTAGTTAGGCATTTAAGAACTACTGGCATAATAAACGCTACAGCAATAGGGAAAACCTTAACTATAGCCCCTGAAAGAAGAAAAGATGTAGAATATATCTTAGCTTCTGTTAGTAGAACCCCAGTGTTCCTGAATGATGTTACAGCTTATCAAAACTATCTGTTTAATCCTGCTATCCCTAAACTTCTAACAGATGATAGGGATAAGATTATAGATAAACTGAAGGCTGATTTTGGTGTTACACCTTCAGCTTCTCTATCCCTTAATCAGCTGAAAGATTTGCTGAAGAAGAAAATAGAGGAACGAAAAGAAGGAAGAATAGCTGCAAAGGTCAAAGAACTGAAGGATTATAAACTATATTCAGACATAGATTCCACCTTTGACACTATGACGGATTCTTATGAACCTTCACTGTTCTTTGAGTGGAACACTTGGAGGGCTATGACTATGCTTAATGGCGGTGATATAAAGGCTAATCTGAAGTTTGATGATGAAGGGAACCCTATGAACACAGCTTTAGGAAATATGGCTGATATAGTCTGCAATTACGGTGATTTTGATGTTACTGTAGAGGTAACTATGGCTAGGGGGCAGCTTCAATTTAAGATGGAAGGCGAACCAGTTCCACGACATATAGGCAAACACAAAGAAGAAACACATAAACCCACTTACTGTTTCTTCATAGCCCCTACTATTAACCCTGCTACTATAGCACACTTCTACACACTTTACGTTTCTAATGTAGAAATGTATGGTGGAAAGTGCTGTATAATCCCCCTGACACTTGACACATTCAGGAAGATGTTAAAAAGTGCAGTAGAAGCCCCAGTAAGACCTACCCCTGCAAATATTCAGAAGTTATTTGATACGTCTAAAAGATATGCTAAGGAGTGCTTACTAAATGATGAAACTGAAACAGACTGGTATAATAGGATAACAGAAACTGCTTCAAATTGGTTAGCTGAACCTTCAGCCCCTTATGGGTCTGTATCTATGGCTGCTGAACCTCACACACCTTATAGTAGCCCTAGCTAATGGAAGAATATTTGAAGCTGAAAGGGAAATTCACACAGCGGTGGCTTAGTAGAAGTGATGAATACTACAGCCCTATCTTCCATAGGCTATTCTATGCCCAGTTTCACTATCTAGATAAGAAAGGGTACACCTTACCTTCTGAACTGATTACAGCGTTATATGACGCTGAAAAGGAAGGGAAGGAACTGGAAACTATTGAAGGGATTGAAGAACTGATAGCCCCCTTAAAGGAATCAATTACTGCAAAAGGTAAAGCCTTTGATTTGAATGAACTAAGGGCTATGGTAATGATTCAGCTAGGGCTAGGTGATTTTATTGAAATAGACACTTCAATAAATGCCCTGAACAGAGGATTTATAACACTGTTGGAAGCTGCTGAACCTTTGGCAGCTATGCCCTTAATCAGGCTTCAGCTTGAAAATCTGACCTTCCTCAAAGCAGAACTAATGTACCCCTTCAGGATTCTATATAGGGTTTTCAATGAAGGGAAGCAGCTTAGTGATATAAAGATAAAGGGGAAGCCTATAGTAGCTTCAAAAATCAGGGAAGAACTAAAAGATTCCCAGTGTGATTATAATGAAATCTACTGCAATTATTGTGGCTTTGTTCACCCTTCTTCTACACAAAGCAGCTTCTATGTAAGACGATACTACAGCTATAAGGAAGATAGAACGGTACTAACAAAGGCAGAGATAAAACGGCTGTGTAGTGATATGATTAAGATAAATCAGAAAATTACTGGGCTGCTTCAGTGCCAAATCTTCGGCTACAATTCAGGACTAATCAAATGAAACCGATTACAAAGAAACAGCTGCTGAACTTAGATGAAATGACTTCCTATTTCACAGAATTAGGAAGGCTTCTAGATGTGGCTGATATTGTGCTGTATGATGATTCTACTAAGGCTGCTTCAGTATCTACCTTAATTCAGAATGTAATAGCTGTAAATAGGTGTTTCATTAAATCCCTTCCCCTGAAAGAATCCCTGCTGAATAAGGTTCTTCTAAGGCTACAGATTCAGAACCTTATCTTTCTTTATGCAGAAACAAAGTACCCCCTGAAAGTAGTGAATCCTATTTTTAGGAAAGGAAAGGCTTTCAATCAGCTAGGGCTTCCCAGTCTATCTTCATTTATAGCGGAACTAGAACCTGAATTTAAGGGGCTGAAGGCTTTGTGGAATGAGTGCTGTGGCTATGTTCACCCTTCCGACAGCAGCCTACAGTTAGCTTCAGCGGAACACAGCCTTAGACTTCTTTCTGAAGTAGATGAAAGCAAACAGAAGCCTGAAATACTGGAACAGCTTAAAGCCTTCATCTTCCTGACTACTGAAGCACAGAAGGAATCAGCTAAGAAGGATTCTAAGGATATGTTTCACCTGAATCTACTTCTTATAAAGTTAGTGCAGCAGTATATAGCCCTACAGAAGGCTGAAATAGAAAAGGATTCTAAGCAGCTAAGATTTTATAAGAAGGTCTTGAAGGATAATATAAGAATGATAACACTAAACACAAACAACAAATAACAATGGACAAAGCAATTATCAAAGAAAAGAAGATAGAAGCTGTAATAGGCTTCATCTTCCTGCTTCCTGCTGTGATAGGTGTGATTTGCCTTTTACTTAATATGATTATAGGTGATGACACTTGTGGCTTAACAGAATTAGGCGGTATTTGGTCTAGCATAGATTATGCAGACCACGGATGGGGTGAATATAGTGCTTATGGCTACGCAGCAGGGGCAGCTTCACCTACTCCCCTATTTATGGGCTTGATGGCTATAGTGGGTGCTTACCTTTTGAAGGGGAATCTTCACTATATCCTGAATAAGAAAGATAAATCTGAAAAAACAAAGAAGCCTGAAGCCTGATAGCAGCCTATAATCACAAATGAAGCCAGCCTAACTGAATAGGCTGGCTTCTGTTTTAAGGTCTGACCTTTGCCCAACTTCCTTCTATAAATTCATATTCTTCCGCTAACTTCTTCGGAAGTTCTATCATTCTTTTATCAGTCTTATCTGAAGCTACTGCTGTAGTTCTGTTGCAGAATCTAGAACTGATGTAGACCTGCTTCTTCTAGAGTGCCTAACAGATTCTTCTTAGATTGAAGATGTAGGCTTTGTTACCTATGAAATTCACGTATAGCCCTTCTTCTGCTTCCTGATTCTTTATAAGTTCTATCATAGCCTTTAACTTAGTGGCTTCTAAGAACAGTGTGCTGTAGGATTCAGCAGAATCAGCCCTTACCTTTATTTCTACTTCCCATCTTTTGTTGGCATTTATAAAGCAGTCTACTTTATCATATTTGCCTTCTGTAAACTTGAAATCTACTATTCCCTTTTCCTTCAGGAAGGATTCAAACAGCCCCCTTCCCAGTAGTTCCGTCTTAGTGAAATTATCCTGATTCTAGGATATACCTGCTTCTATTTGAGCCTTTAATTTTTCAAAACTTTCTTCTTTCATATAGTTCCACACCGTTAATATATCTACACCCTTCTTTTATCTTCACTTCCTTTGTATCAAAGCCGAATTTAGCTATATCAGTAGCCTTTGCAGTTTTCTTAATCCCCAGTAGATTATACTGCTGCTGTATCAGAACCTTCAGCTGTGCCTTAGTGATTCTTTGCCCTGCTTTCAGAATCTTCTTCAGGTTTATTTCTACCCTTCCTTCTTTATTGATGGCTGCTACTTCCCTTCTAAGGTTGGCTTCATCACAGCTTAAAGCCCTGATTCTATCAGCCCCCAGTAGTTCATAATAATCCCTTAGCTTAGGTTCTTCTTCAGCTAGATAGAAACACAAAGCCCTAACAAACTTATTTTCTGATTCCTTATAGGTCAAATAATCCTTCATCTTTTCCCTGAATGAAGTTCTTTGTACCTTCCCCCTTAGATATTCGCCAAATGCTTCATAAGACTGATTTTCCTTCAGGCTGAACTTATCTGTAGCTATCAGTTCCTTCCTGACCATTAAACCGTTTCTGTAGGTATGATTTTGAACTTCATAGGAAAGCATATCACTAAGTTCAGCCAGTTTATTATATTCAAATGAATCTTCAGCTTCATTATAGGTTAGATAGTAGACTTCATTTCCGCTAGTTCTACAAACGGCTAGAATTTCCCTTCTAGCCTTTATTCTAAGTTCAGGTGATAGTTCCTGATACTGCTTAATCCTTACTTTGCTATATTCTTTCTTCCCTTCTATTTCCTTCTTAAATTCGGCTTCTGTTACTTCTTCCTTTGTAGTGTTATAAATGAAGAAGATGTGCCTTCTGAAGGGGTTTATATCTAATCTTTGCCTTCCTGCTATCTGACACAGTTCAGTGGCAATATCTACAGCTGTGTTCACCTTCTTACAGTTACTGATTACAAAGGTGCTGGCTGTTGGGCTGTAGAAGTCTACACCCATATAAGCTGTAGATGTGCAGAAGGTAAAGGTTTTGTGTTCTTCTCCCTTCAGGGGGATTCTACCAGTGCTGTAATCAGCCCCTAACTTCTTAATCAGTTTCTGATTTTCACTGTTATCAGCTACTATAATATTGACTTCTTCAGGCTGAAGTCTGGTCTGCTTGATGATGTTCACTATATCAGTAACTGAATTTAGAAATATCACAGCTTCCTTACTTTCTACCTTATTCCCTGCTTCATCTTCAAAGGTTGGGAAGTAGCCCTTTTTATAGTTTTCAATCACTGCAACAGCCCCACCTATAGGATTAGGCGTTTTGATTCTTCTGATAAACACCTTTTCTTTATCAGCCCAGTTCAGCTGATAGTAGGTTTTATCTTTGAAGTAGTCTATCTGTGAAATATACTTATCTAAGATGGGAGTAGCCGAAAGGTAGGTAACAAAGGGGCAGCTTTGCAGTTCCTTCATAAAGGCTAATTCTGTATCAGCCTTAAAAGCTGAATCATTCAGCAAACACTGAAATTCATCTACTACTACCTTCCATCCCTCAAAGCTACCTACAGCCTTCTTAATCTTCCTGAAGGAATCATAGGTGGTTAGAATCTTCGGCACTGCTACAGATTCAATATATTCCCTTATTTTATCTTCTGTTACCCCTTCAATTACTAGAAGGCTGTTGGGGTACTGTGCAGCCTTATTTTCTATCAGCTTCCTTCTAGGGCTACAGATTACGGTCTTAAATTCATCTTCTAAGGCTAAGGTAGTTCCACCACAGCCAGTCAGTTCTTTGTTTAAGATTCCGTTTGGAAGCCTGAAATTTTGCCCTGCTTCATTCCTGAAGTCTGATAGGTACTTTGTGCCTGAAGGCACGGAAATAATCACTTTTTCCATTACTGTTATACTTGAAATTAAAAATTTGAAAGTTATCTGTATTTCTACCCCTATTTCCTTTTTTTAGGTCTGATTTTTTCTACTATCTAAGAAGGACTACCCGAAAAAATAGGAAGTCAAAGGGCTAAAAAAATGCCATCTACAGCTACTGACCTACAGTGGCTGCTTCGGCACAGCTGACTTCAGAGAAATGACCCTGAACAGCGTTTTTAGTCGGAAATTTAGGGGGGAAAGTAGGCTGAAGTAGAAGATTTGACCTGAAAAGGGCTGTTTTCGCAAACTACCCTGAATCAGGCTTTTCCAGCCCATCTGTAGTTCAAAGATATGTAAAATTTCCGAATTTTCCAAATCAAAAATTAACTGCTTAAAATCAGCTGTTTCTGCTTATCTGAGAGAGCCACCACGGTGAAAAATCAGCCCTGAACAGCCCCTGAAGCCGGTTTTTTGCCCTTTGAGCCGGGAAGCTGGGCTTTTCGCCGGATTCCGGCTATTAGTGGCTGTTATGCAGCTTCTGATGGCACTGCTTACACACTGAAAGCAGATTGTTATAGTTATAAGCCTTTTCCAGTAGCTTTAAGCCCTGATACTGTGTAAATGAATCAATGTGATGAACGTCTATTGCAGGTGCTATGATTCCCTTCTATAGGCAGACTTCACAAAGGGGATTCTGTAGCAGCTTTGACTATCTTAGCTTCTTCCACTTTGCAGACTGATAAACCTTCTATCTTTCTTCCCTTTGAATCTTCCTGATTACAATAGGCTGTGGCTTCTTCAGTGTCGGCATTTCAAATAGTTTATTTCTTCATCTTTAGCCTGAAGCAGTTTGTTCAGGGTCTTAATCTTTGCTTCTAAGCTGTGTGTTAGCTTAGTCTGACAGATAAAAGCTATTCCCAGTACTAGAACAGCCAACATTTCTATAATAAGAATCACTTCCATTTCAATATTTTACGGATAATGAATTAACTTCATCTAAAAAATTCAAAGCCCACTGTAAGTTCCTATAAGGATAAAGCAGTAGAAGGGCTTTATTCAGTTCTTTCAGGGCTTTTGCAGCCTGATTCTTTGCTTCTTCTTCTTTCATAGTATTTTCAATTAGTACCCCCATTCTGATTTGAACAGAAACCCTTTCTTTTAGAGAGAAATGCGCTACCTTTACGCTATAGGGGAATGTAAAGCTGAATTATTCAGCTATCTTATCTTCTTCTAAGGGAAGGAATGAACTGGCTTTGCTATCCCTTCTATAAGCCCCTTTAAGAAGGCTAAAGTAATAGCGGAACTGAACAGCAAACAGTTCTTCAGGATTGAAGTTATAGGTTAGTTTCAGGAAAGTATCAGTAAAAATCCCTTCATCTTCATCTGACTTTACTAAAGCTGAATGAAGCTGCTTGTAGTGCTGAACCATAAGCCTATTTACAGATGGATTCTACACAGCCTTTTCTATGTTGCACTACATTCTTCTAAACTTATCCCAGTTTAGCTTTTTCATATTCATCTAAGAACTTATCAATAATCATTCTTATAACTACTGACTTCTTCACCTTATATTCTTTGGCTATGTTTTCCAGTTCAAACAGCTGCTAAGGTGTAGGCTTGAAACTTATTGTTTCTTTAGTGTACTTCATAACTTTCATAGATTTTAGATTATAGGTAAATATACATATTAAAAACCTAATACCCAAACTTTTATAATGCAAAGTTAAGCAAAATAACTGACCCCTGCAATAGGCTTAATAAAATCCTAATAGTGGCACTACAAAAATCCTAATTCAGCTTCAGGTTTACTTTTCTTTGTAAAATTACAGATATAAAAAAGTTCAACTAAAAAAGAAAATCTATGGAACAGAAATTTACCATTCCTGATGATATTCAGGAAGAAGCTAAGGCATATATGCGGAATGTGTGTGATATGCTTGAAAGTAAAGGTGTGATGGAAAATGTAGATACAGCAGCCCTTACTATGCTGGCTAGAAACTATTCAATGTTCATTCAGGCAAACAAACAGCTAGAAAAAGATGGTCTTACAGTAACTTCAGATAGGGGTAACATAGCCCCTCACCCTGCAATTAAGATAGCTAAAGATGCACAGACTTCAGCAATGAAGGTAATGTTAGAATTTGGTCTTACAGCAAAGGCTAGAACTAAAATCAGCAAACTGACTACAGCGGAAGAAGATTCACCTTTAGAAGCCTTTGTAAAGAACAGTAAAGTAGAAGTTAGATAATGGTCTATATGGGTAGTAAGAATAGGATAGCAAAAGAACTGCTTCCTATTATCACGGCTGAATTAAGTGAAGGAATCTACTATGTAGAACCTTTTGCAGGGGGCTGTAATATGATTGATAAGGTAGAACACCCCCTGAAGATAGCAGCAGATTATAACCAGTATCTTATAGCCCTTCTACAGTATCAGGGGGAACTACCTGAATATATCAGCAGGGAAGAATATGAAGCAGTAAAGAAGAACCCTGAAAACTATCCTGAATGGTATGTAGGTTTTTGTGGATTCATCTGTAGCTTCAGGGGAATGTTCTTCAAAAGCTATGTTAAGAATGATGTGCTGAAGAAGTCAGGGAAGATAGAACACTATCAGAAGGAACAGATAAATAACTTCAGGAAGCAAAGGGCAAAGCTGACTGGGATTCAGTTTGAATGTTGCAGCTATGAAAGCCTACACATTCCTGAAGGGGCTGTTATCTATTGCGACCCACCTTATAAAGGAACAGCGGAATATGATAATAGATTTGATTCGGCTAAGTTTTGGCAATGGGTCAGGACTAAGGTAGAATCAGGGCATAAGGTCTACATTTCCGAATATTCAGCCCCTGATGATTTTGAATGTATATGGTAGAAAGGAATAAACAGTAACTTAGGCGGTGCTTCAAAGACAGCAGTAGAAAAGCTGTTTATTCATAAAAGCTAGATGAAATGAAACCCTATTACAGATATGCAGAAGATGTTACTGAAGGAAAGATAGTCTGCTGTGAAAACATAAAGCTGGCTTGCAGAAGATTTTTGAATGACCTGAAGCGACCTGATTTGGATTTTAGGGAAGATGTTGTAGATAGGGCTATAGGCTTTATAAGTACCCTGAAACACTTTGCAGGGAAATCTTCAGGATAGAACTTTATATTAGAGGACTGGCAGCAGTTTATCATAGCAAACATAGTAGGCTTCTACTGGTTAAGCGGTGAAAGAAGGTTTACAAGTTCTTATATAGAAGTAAGCAGAAAGAACGGTAAAACAGCCTTAGCTGCTGCTTTGTGCCTATATTACCTGATAGCAGACGGTGAAGATGGTGCTGAAGTAGATTTAGCTGCAAACAGTAAAGAATAGGCTAAAATAGCCTTCAGTTTCTGTAGTACCTTTGCAAAGCAGTTAGACCCTAAAGGGAAATATCTAAGGGCTTATAGGGATTCACTTCTGTTTGATGTGAATAACAGTAAGCTGAAGGTCTTTGCAGCCGATGATTCAAAGTTAGACGGCTTTAACGCTTCCTTCGGCTTAGTAGATGAATATCACAGCGCAAAGAACAGCAGGGTTAGAGATGTAATAAAATCTTCTATGGGTATGAGATAGAACCCCCACCTTTGCACTATCACCACAGCAGGATTTGATAAGACCTTGCCCTGCTACAGACTAAGAAGCACAGCTATAGATATTCTGAACGGTCTGAAGGAAGATGATTCTATGTTTATAGCTATCTATAGCCTTGATGAAGATGATGATTGGACTGACGAACAGAACTGGGTCAAATGTACCCCTAACCTTGATGTTACAGTAACTTAGAAATATATCAGGGAATAGGTTCAATCAGCTATAAATAATCCTTCTGAAGAAGTAGGTGTGAAAACTAAGACTCTGAACTTATGGTGTGATACTGCTGAAGTTTGGCTACCTGAAAACTACCTTGTAAAGGCTAGCGGAAGAATCAGCTTAGAAGAACTGAAAGAACTTCCCTGCTATGTAGGGGTGGATTTAGCTGCTACTTCAGACCTGACAGCAGTCAGTTATTTAGTGGTCAAAGAAGGAATCTACTACTTTTGGAATAATTACTATTTGCCTGAAGCAGCCCTGAAGGAAAAGCCTGATAGGGAACTTTACAAATACTGGAAGCAGCAGGGGCTACTGACTATCACGGAAGGCAATGTTACAGACTATGATTATATTACAAATGATATAATGAAGAACGGTGAAATAGTCAGTATCTAGAAAGTAGGCTATGACAAATATAACGCTACACAGTGGGCTATATCTGCCACAGACTTAGGTCTGCCCTTAGAAGAATATTCACAAAGTCTAGGGAACTTCAATAAGCCTACTAGAGAGATGGAAAGGCTTCTGCTATCAAGCAGATGTAAGATAGAAAACAATGAAATAACTAGGTGGTGCTTTAAGAATGTAACTTTGAAATCAGACCATAACGGAAATGTGAAGCCTAATAAATCAGTGAAAGCTAAGAAAATTGATGGTGTTATAGCAATGATTCAGGCTTTAGGTATGTATCTGACTACACCCCACTTCAGTAATGAAATAATCAGTATTTGAAGCTGTTATTAACCGAAACGGTGCATAAATTTATCCATCCACCTATCAGCCTGATTTGTGCCATAGTAATGATAAGTGCAGATAATATAGCCACTTCCATCTATGGTAAAGTTAGAATCTACATAGCCTGATTCTACATTTCTGCTAGAATTGTAGCTAAGATTTTGGTAGATGGTTCTGATTCCTTCTTTGTTGTTTGTGATTCGGCAGCCCTGAATATACAGATAACCGTCTGATTTTTCAGTTACATATTCGTGTAAGTCGTTATAAATTCCTTCTTCCCAGTCTAGAGGATTGTGGGTATCCCTAACGTCAAATTTGAAAGTTCTATTTATTGAACCTTTGAATTTCAGAGTATAGTGGTATATCATAATCAATAATGCTTATTTAATTTGATAACGAATAGATAATTAAAATATTGTGGTATATGAACATATTTAAGAAGAAAAAGCAGCAGGAAGAAAGAAGCAGCAGCTTTGACTACCTGCTTTATAACGGTGCAAACAGCTATTCAACCAGTAAGGCTATGCTATTAAGCACGGTCTACAGATGTGTGGAAGTAATATCTGATTCTGTTGCACAGCTACCTTTAGAACCTTATAAAATAGATTCGGAAGGATTCAAAATTAAATTTACTTCCCATCCTTCCTATAGACTGCTGAACAGTGAACCTAACAGCAGAATGAGTAGATTCACCTTCATAAAGACTTTAGTAGTCAGTACCCTTTTGAAAGGGAATGGTTACGCTTATATAGAAAGGGATTCTGAAGGAAATGCAGTAGCCCTTCATTACATACCTTCAGAACTTGTAACAGTGATTAAGCCTAAAACCCTGAAGGATAATGTAGCCTACAGTATCACTGGAATAGGGAATGTAATAGAATCCTGCAATATGATTCATATTCTGAATTTCAGTTATGACGGTGTAGAAGGCATTTCAACCCTGACCCACGCAAAGAACTCTTTAGGACTATCAGCAGACAGTGAAGCCCACGCTTCAGGATTCTTCAAAGGGGGAGCAAATTTAGCAGGTATTTTGACAGTACAAAGCACACTTACTTCTAAGCAGAAGAACGACCTTAAAAGCAGCTGGCAAAGTGCTTTCAGCCCTGCTACTGGACAGCCTAACGGTGTAGCAGTCTTAGAAGGAAATATGTAGTTTGAACCTATCACAGTGAACCCTGCTGATTCACAGCTTTTGGAAACTAGGCAGTTTAATGTGATTGATATTTGCAGGTTCTTCGGTGTTTCACCAGTGAAGGCTTTTGATTTGTCTAAATCTAGCTATTCAACGGTTGAAGCCACTAATCTATCCTTCCTTACTGATACCCTTAGCCCCCTGATAGAAAAGATAGAATTAGAGTTTGAAAGGAAGCTGTATAAGCCTTCTGAAAAAGAAAGCATAGATGTAAGATTTGATACAGCCAGACTACTAAGGGCAGATAAGCAGAGCTTGGCAAACTACTATAACACCCTTTTTAATATAGGGGTAGTAAGCGCAAATGATATAAGAAGGGAACTGGATATGTAGGCTATAGAAGGGGGTAATACTCACTTTGTTCAGTGTAATCTTTCAAATATACAAACAGCAGCTAAGAATCAGCCGACAGATAACAGAATAGAAAATGAAGGATAAGTTTACTAAAATTTGTAATAGTATGGTAGAAAGAAGAATGACTATAGATGGCATTTCACAGAATCCTGAAAGCAGGTCAGTAACTGGATATGCTATAATCTTTAATTCGGAATCAAAGGATTTAGGGGGCTTCAATGAAGTAATAGAACCCAGTGCCTTAGAAGGCGTGTTAGAAAGGTCTGATGTACTATGTTTGCTTAATCATAATGAAGATAAAGGGGTACTGGCTAGATGTAATCACGGCAAAGGAAGCCTTTCTTTAGAGATAGATGAAAAGGGGTTAAGATACAGCTTTGAAGCCCCAAATACTTCTTTAGGTGATGAACTACTGGAAGGTATTAAAAGGGGTGATATTTCTACTTCTTCCTTTGCCTTCAAAGTCGGCAAAGATAACTGGACTAAAAGAAGTGATGGAAGCTATTTAAGGACTATAAACAGTATATCTTCCCTATTTGATGTTAGCCCAGTCTATAGGGCAGCTTATGAAGCTACTTCAGTCAATACTAGAGGGCTTGAAGAAGCAAAGGCTAAAGATAAGGATTTAGATGAATACTACACTAATCTAAGAAATGAACTATGAACAGTATTGAACTTATAGATAAGAAAGAACAGCTGAAGAATCAGGCTGAAGCCCTTCTTAGTAAAGCACAGTCAGAGCAAAGAAAACTGAATGAAGGGGAAGAATCAGAATTTAATTCTTTGAAGATGCAGATAGCAGAAGTAGAAGATGAACTTAGAAACTTGAATGACAAACTTAATAAAGAAGTAAAACAGACTAAAATGGAAAAATTTTCACTTTTGAAGGCTATAAATGATGTAGCAAATAACAGACAGCTAGACGAAAGAAGTCAGGAAGTAGTGAATCAGGGTGTTACTGAAATGAGAAAAGCAGGGCTTTCTTACAGCGGTCAGATTCAGCTTCCAGTAGAAGAAAGGGCTGATGTATAGGCTACAGTAGCCACGGCAGGTCAGGAAGCAGTAGCTGTAGATAAGCTGAATATTCTTGAACCCCTTAGAGCAAATTTAGTGCTTACTGGTGCAGGTGCTAACTATATGACTGGCTTAGTCGGCAATGTTTCTATTCCCGTCTACAGCGGTTCTAATGTAGGCTGGGCAGGTGAAATAGAAGCTGCTAAAGATGGTGCAGGAACTTTTTCTGAAGTAACACTTGAGCCAAAAAGAATCACAGCTTACATAGATATTTCTAAGCAGTTCCTTATTCAGGATTCAGTTTCAGCTGAAGCCCTTCTTAGAGCCGATATAGTTAGAGCAATAACACAGAAACTTGAAGCTACTATTTTAGGTTCAGGTGCAGGTGATACTAAGACCCCTGCTGGAATCTTCAACGGTGCTACAGCCCTTACAGCAGTAGACTATAAGAATATTGTAGCCCTGATGCAGACACTTGAAGAAGCTAATGTAGGCGGTGATGTGAAATATATTGTTTCACCTGCTGTTAAAGCAGCCCTTAAAACTACTTCTAAGGATTCAGGCAGCGGTAGATTCCTGATGGAAGGTAATGAAATTGACGGTGTTCAGGCACTGTGTACTACTAACTGTAAGGGTATTGTACTGGGTAACTTCAATGATTATATTATAGCCCAGTTCGGTGCTATTGATTTGACTGTAGACCCCTACACACAGGCAGCTAACGGTAAAGTCAGATTAGTGGTTAATGCCTACTTTGACGCTAAACCCAGACGCACAGAAGCCTTTGTAGCTAAGACCCTTCCCACAGTAAAGCCCTGATAATTAAATAAGATAAGATATGTATGTAACACTGGAATCAGCAAAGAAACACCTGAACTTAGATGATTCTTTTAATGATGATGATAGTTACATTTCACTTCTGATTCAGGCTGCTGAAGATGCAGTTTCTAAACATATAGATTTGCCTTTGGTTGAACTTGAAGATAGTCAGGGGGAACTTCCCCCTGCTATCCTTCATTCAGTTCTTCTTCTGATAGGTAATTTGTATGCAAACAGAGAACCAGTGGCATATACTACAGTAATCAAAGTGCCTTATACCTTAGAATATCTGCTAGGGCTATATAAGCACTATTATCTTCCCTGAAGGCTATGAGAGCAGGATTATTAAACAGCGTTATAGCGGTAGATAAGCCTACAGTAGTAGCCGATGATTTTGGGGCTAACTCGCTGAAGTGGGAACAGCATATTTCTAGCACTAGGGCAAAAGTTACTTATTCCAGCGGTACTAGAGCAAATGAAAATAATGAAATAATCTTTGCTTATGAAGTAATCTTTACTGTTAGAATCTACCACCAAATAAATGAAAGAATGAGAATTATTTGGGAAGGCAGAAAGTACAGAATCCTTTCTATAGAGGAAAACAAAGAACTTCAACAGCTGACAATAAAAACCGAATTGATAAATGAATAATGTAACTGTAGATGATTCTAAGGTTAGGAATCTGTTTCAGGCTTTAGATGAAGATTCTAGAAAAAGAATCCTATTTGCTGCTTTGAAGGCAGGGGGAAACAAACTGGCTGAACAGACAAAGCTACAGCTAAGAAGCAAATTAGGTGCAGGTGCTACTTCCCCTAACAGATGGAACGGCAAAACTATGGAAAGCGGAATCAGGGTCAAAGGTGATAAAGATTACTGTGAAGTAGATGTGAATGTAATGGGTGATTTTAGGCTGAAGTTCTTTGAAAAGGGAACTAACTTCAGGCAGACAAAGAAGAAGGCAAACAGAGGAAAGATAAGGGCTTTGTACTTCTTCCAGTCGGCTAGAAGTAAGGCTGATGAAATTGAAGGCATTATAAACAGTTCCATATCTGAATCATTAAAAAGGATTAGTAAGGAATGAGTGGATTATAGGTAGGAAAGGCTATAAGGTCTATCCTGAACGGAATAGAAAAAGTGTACCCCTTAGTGGCTGATGAAGGCACTACTTACCCTTTTGTGGTCTACAGAAGAAGCAGCCTACAGCCTTCTTCCACTAAAGACAGATACAGCTATAAGGAATCAGCTACAGTAGAAGTAATAGTAGCCTCAAATTCTTATCCTGACAGCATAGCCTTAGCCGAATAGGTAAAGGCTAAGATGGAAGGGACTAGGGGAACTTACAGCGGAATCAATATAGGGGAACTTACCCTGATGAACGCTGATGAAGATTTTATAGAAGATGTGTTTTTACAAAGAATGAATTTTAACATAGTAATATTATGAGTGTAATTAAAGGTGGTGATTTAATGCTGTTTGTAGGCGGTAAATCTATAGCTTATGCTACTAGCCATACCCTTTCAATCAGTGCAGACACAAAAGAAACCAGTTCAAAGGATTCAGGCGGAAAGTGGTAGACTTCTGAAGTCGGTGTGCTTAGTTGGACTTGCAGCAGTGAAAACCTTTGCGGAAATTCTACAGCAGGAATAGGCTTTGATGAACTGTTTGCTTATATGGTAGCTAGAAAGCCTATCACTGGGGTTTTCGCCCTTGAAGGTGATTCTACAAACTTAGAGGAAAACAAACTTGATGCAGTACCAACAGCAGGTTGGAAGCCTAAAGCAAATGACGGCTACACTGGTCAGATGATTATAACTAACTTAGAGAAAAACGCCCCTAACGGTGAAAATGCTACTATCAAAGTAGACTTTACTGGGGTAGGTGCTTTGACTAAGGTAGACCCTATAGCCTGATTAGAGATAATGAAATAACACACAAAATCTTCCCTTTATGCCTTTTGATTCTAAAGGGTGTAAAGGGATTTTTCTTTTTATGATATGATTATAACTATTAAAAATAAGCAGTACAAAGTGAAGTACACTATCAGGGCTTTATTCATCTTTGAACAGATTACTGGAAAGCCTTTCAATATATCTACACTGTTTGATAACTACCTTTTCTTCTATTGCCTGATTCTAGCTAATAATCCTGATAATGTACTGGACTTTGAAGATTACATAGATGCGGTAGATTCGGATAAGAACCTATATCAGCAGCTGACTAAGGCAGTAGAAGAATATCAGAAGCAGGATAATCTTCTTTCAGGGGAAGATGATTCTGAAGGCGGTCAAAAAAAAAGTTAAGTATATCTGAACTGTATGCTATCCTTACCCTTCAGCTTCACCTTCCACCTAAATATGTGTTAGATGAAATGCAGATGTATGAAGTAAGGGCTTTGATGAAATTTCAGCACTATTCTTATAAGGATAGCTGGGAATAGGCTAGGCTTATTTCTTATATTGTCGCACAGTGCAACAGTACAAAGAAACTGAACCCTTCTGATATTATGAACTTCTACTGGGATAAGTCGGAAGATGAAGATACTTCTATATCTGATGCAGATGTTATCAGATTAAGGGAAAAGGCTAAACAATACGAAAATAAAATTATATGATATGGCTACTGATTATGTTGTAAGATTCACTGGCTAGGATAATCTTTCAGGCACTATAAACAGTGTGAAGCAGAAACTTCAGGAAACTGGGTAGGCTACTTCACAGTTAGACTAGATTAGTCAGAAATTCAAAAAAATAGAACAGTCTACAGCCCCCTTAAAGAAGAAGCTAAGGGATTTGAAGGCACTGATGGCTTAGATGAATCTAGACGGACTAACAAACACTTCCCTTTTCAATGAGATGGCACAGTAGGCTGGTACTTATGCAGATGCTATAGGTGATGCTACTTAGGCTACAAATGCCTTTGCAAATGACAATTTTAAGCTAGAAGCAATGGCTTAGGGCTTATAGGGTGTAGCAGGTGCAGCTTCGGTAGCCACAGGTGTGATGGGGCTGCTAGGGTCAGAAAATGAAGATGTAGCTAAGGCTTTGATGAAGGTTCAAAGTGTGCTGGCTGTGCTGAACGGTGTTCAGGCTATTGCTAATGTTCTAAACAAAGATTCAGCTTTTATGTTAAGGCTGAAGCAGGTCAGACAGATGGCTTCTACAGCAGCTACAGCTTCTGACACAGTAGCTACTACTGTAAACACTGCTGCTACTGGGGCTAACACAGCTGCTACAGTAGTGAACACTACAGCACAGAAAGCTTGGAATGTAGCTAAGGCTGTCGCAAAGGCTTTGTTAGGCGATTGGACTGGATTAGTCTTAGTAGGGGCTGTAGCTTTAGGCACTTATGCCTTAGCTACGAATGATTCAACTGAAGAACTTGAAAAATAGGCTAAGGCTACAGATAAGGCAAAGGAAGCACAGAATAAATATAACAGTGATTTAGCTTCTTCTACTGGTCAGCTGATAGGCAAATATAAGCTGCTTCAGAATGAGTGGAAGAACCTGAAATCTACTGCTGAAAAAACACAGTGGATAAAAGATAATGCTACTGAAATCAGGAATCTAGGGCTGAAGGTAGATGATTTGAAAAGTGCTGAAGATGTTTTTGTAAACAATACTTCTAAAGTGATTACAGCCCTTAAAGCCAGGGCTTCAGCTATGGCTGCTTAGTCTATGCTTACTGAAGCCTACACCGAATATTACAAAAGGATAATGGAAGCTGATAATTCGGTAGAAGGCGGTGGCTACTATCACAAATATTCAGGCAGGGGAAGCGGTTGGTCTACTGGGAATCCTAATATGACTGATGAAATGAGGGCAGCAGGTGTAACTAATGCTGACTTCAATCAAAGGACTACAACGAAAAGAAGTGGTTCTATGGTCTATGACACTACAGAATATCAGGAATCTTAGACTGTAATAGACAAAGTGAACGCCTATAGAATCAGGTAGGCTAATGAAACAAACAGAACTATTAAGAATCAGGCTTAGGCTGATTTGGATAGAACCGTAAATTTTGCTACACAGAAGATAAATGAAGCCAACGCTGTAATAGCTGCTAATGGTCTAGACTTTAATCAGGGTTCAGGCAGTGGTTCAGGGAATCACAGCGGTGGGTCAGGAAATACAGACAGACCTTCAGCCCCTTCCTATGAAGCAGGTTCTATAGCAGACTTAGAAGCACAGTACAAAAAACTGGAAGAAGAACTGAAGAACACTAATGTTTCTGATGATAGGCTGCAACAGATAGAAGCTGAAAAAGCAGCCCTTCTTCAGTAGATTGAAGCACTTAAAATAAGAAATGGGCTGATGAAAGCCCCTGCTGAAGTTTCACCTGAACAGCAGAAAAGAAACACCTACAAAGAAGCTAAGGCACAAATTTCACAGATAGAAGATGATGTAGAAATAGGTCTTATAGTAGATGTATCTGAAGCTGAAAGGCAGATAGCGGAAATAAATAGGAAGTTAGTAGAACTGGGTCTTACCCCTATTGAAGTCAAACTGACCCCTACAGAGATTGAAAAGAAAAGAACGGCATATTAGGAAGCTGAACAGCAGGTGCAGCAAATTCAATCAGACTACAAACTGAATATTATAGGGGCGGATTAGGCAAAGGCACAGTTAGAAGCTATAAACAAACAGCTTACTGAACTGGGATTAAAGCCTATAGAATTATATGTAAATGCAGATGGTTTAGAAACAGCAGCTGAAGCTGTAGAAACCTTTCAAAGCAATATGGATAGCGTTTCTTCTGCTATAGGGGATTTTGGTAATGCCTTCGGTTCTTTGTCAGAAGCTATAGGCGGAACTGGTGGGGCTATGCTAGAGATGGCAGGTTAGACTATGTAGGCTATAGCCCAAATCATTCCGCAAATTGTAGCCCTTATAGGTGCTAAGGAAGGTGAAGCCTTAGCTTCAGGAACAGCTTCTGCTTCAGGTTTACCCTTCCCTGCAAACATAGCAGCCATAGCTTCTATAGTAGCCACAATTACGGCACTATTCGCTTCCTTTGCAGGTAAATTTGCAGACGGTGGTATTATAAGCGGTGGTTCTTTTCACGGTGATAAACTGCTGGCTTCAGTAAATGCAGGGGAAATGATTCTGAATAAGAAACAGCAGGGTTCTTTATTCAGAGCCTTAGATGGGGGCTTTGGTGCAGCTTCAGGAAAGGTAGAATTTGAAATAGCAGGTTCTAGGCTGAAAGGTGTTCTAAGAAACTATGATAACAAACTTAGTAAAATAAAGTGATATGATTTACAGCGGTTCTTTTGCTGATATAAATAACAAAGTCTACAAAGTAACTATCACTACAAATTCAGGTAATCAGACTAAATCAGTAACACTGGGGGGAAACCCCTTTGTTACTGAAATGGATTCTGATGATAAGGTTATTTATTGCCCAGTCAAATATCAGACTGCTACAGTAACTATTATTACACCTGATTATAATTTTGATATTTACAGCCCTAAAGCATAGGGTACAAAGGTGGTTCTTACTGATGAATCAGGGGCTGTAATTTGGACTGGCTACACTACACCTAACCTTTATGATATGGGCTTTGTAGAAGAAAGGGAAGAAGTAGAAATAGAATGTATAGATGCACTTTCTACCCTGCAATATATCAAATATAACACAGATAGAAAGGCTGTATCTTCCTTCTTAAATATAATCAGGAAGCTACTTCAGAGCTGTAACGCTTATAAGAACTTCTATGTAAGCAATAATATTCAGCTACAGAAGAACGGTACTGAACCCATCTTAGATAAGCTGTTTATATCTGAAGAAAACTTTTTTGATAAGAAGGAAGATGAAGAAACAGATGATGAAGTAGCTTGGACTATGCAGGAAGTTCTAGAAGAAATATGCCAATATCTAGGGCTGACAGCAGTAGCAGACGGTGATTCAGTCTACTTCTTAGATTATGATGCAATAAAGCACGGAAGAAACACCTACTATAAATATTCCGTCGATGATGCAGCAGCCCCTACACTTGAAACTATCAGCTTCAGTAAGACTATCACAGCAGAAGATTATAGTGAATCAGGGGCTACACTATCCTTAGACAATGTTTATAACAAAGTTTCAGTTAAGGCTGATTTATACACTTTTGATAAGGTTCTACCTGATATGTACGGAACTTTAGAAAATATTACTAAAGATTCTGATACAGCCCTACAGACTGCTGAATGGGCAGAAAACGGAATGTGGGGGGAAGTAGTGAAGAATGAATTAGGGAACACTGACAAAGCTAACAATAATATGATAGTGATGGTGGATAGGGTCTATAATCCTTAGAAGAAGGAATATGGGGCTTTTAACGCTGTTTTTGTCAAATACTTTAATAATCCCTACTACAAATTCTATAAGTACAGCGGTGAAACTGGAACAGATAAGACACACTTAGTTAAATCCCTGAACTACACTGACACTAAGAATATGTATGGGGCTACTATAGCTAAGTTCTATGTGAAGAAGCTAGAAAATAGGGCTATGGACTACTATAGGGGCTGGATATTTTCAAATATCTATGGGCTGACAAACGCAAATTCTAGGGCTGCTTACTTAGATGCACTGTTAGCCGAAAATGGAGTTACTAATGTAGACTTTAAGAATTATATAGTTATGCTGAATCCCCCTAACTTCCATATAGATAACAGCAGAATAGAACAGTTCCCTTATTTCAGCACAGTAGTTACAGATACTTCTGCTTTATTTGGCGGTCAGAACTCCTATCTGATAATTTCAGGTGATGTAATCTACCATTATATGAGTGATGACCCTTACCCCATCCCTGAAGGGGAATGTGATATTAGGGAAGGCAGATATGCAATAGATGATGGTCAGGCTTATTTACTCGCTAGACTTCAGTGGGGGGCTTTGTTTTGGAACGGTACTGAATGGGTGAACACTATTTGCACTTTCAAAATCCCCTTCATTAAATCAGGGGCTTCTAAGTCGGAAAGAAGGGCTGATAATACAATGTATAAACCCCTTTCTATCCCTAACACTGTGAACTGGCGAATAGGCACTAAAGAAAAGGGCTATCTTATAAAAATGCCTAATCAGGAAGTAATTTCAGGTCTACCCACCCTTACAGTGTTTAAGCCCTTTGACCCTAATTTTCACAGCGCAAAGTCAGGGGATAATAAAGGACAGCACTATAAATTTAACTGTGTTTTCCTGAAGGACTTTGAAATTAAGGCTGTAGTATCAGACCCTACTTTTAGCGAAAATTCAAATACTGATACAGTCTACACTAATATTATAAATGATGAATTTGTAACTGAACTGAAGGAAATAAAATTTAAGATAGCTACTTGGGATAATAAGAAGCCTAACTATAGTGCTGTTGCCTACAGAAGTGGGGATAAGTTTCAGTTCTTAGATAAGACCTATAACTGTAGCTGCTAGGCAGGGGAAGCAGAATGGGTAGCCTTTGATGATGAAGCAGCTTCAGCAAAAGGATTAAGACAGGAAGAACACCTGATTTATAAATTAGTGAATCAGTACAGCAGCCCTTCTATAATCCTGAATCTATCCCTTAGAAATGATAATAGGATATTCGGACTGTATAAAGATACTACCATAGTAAACAAAGATTTTATAATAGACAGTGTGAATATTGACTATAAGAATAATAAGTAGGAAATCAAACTGATAGAAAAGAAATGAAAATTACTAAGTACAATGTAGGAAAAGGTGATGGTTCTTCTGCTAGGGTTGAAGGCGGTGGTCTGCTTATCAGTACTGGTTCAGGATATAATTCTGAAGTCAGTGATGAAGCTAAAAGATTAAGGGAAACCCACCTGATTTTCGGACAGCCCTTCAACGGAACACAAGATGTTTCAGGGGATATTTCCAACGCTTAGAATATATCTGCTTCAGGGGGTGATATTACGGTAAAATCTGAATGGACTGAAGAAGGAACTGAAGGGGGTAATATCACAGCTGACGGAAATATTACAGCAGGGGGTGATATTACTGCTGTAGAGAATGTTAAGGGTGTGAAGTTTATAGGTGATGTAGAAGCCGACAATGTAACCACAAACACCCTCAAAGCAGAATCAGGCACTATCACAGCCATAAAGGGTGAAAGGCTGGATTATGATGAAGCTAATATTAGATAGGCTGTAATAGATTTGCTGACTTCAGTAGAAATTACTACTGAAAAGCTGACAGTAACAAAGCAGGCACATTTCTTTGAATTGATTATAGATAAGATTAAGGCTGCTGGGGGTGCTATTCTTCTAACCCCTGCTGATGGCTTCAGGGTAGAAAAGATTATAGCTGTGCCTAATAAGTTAGTGATTCCTGACCCTTAGCCTATTGACCCTAACCTTCCTGAAGAACCTATTATTGTAGGGAAGGATAAAGAAGAACAGAAGGATTCTGCTTTAATAGATTCAGGTCTGGCAATAGACAGAAAGCTGATTAAAGGCTATAAACTGCTTTGGAAGGCTTCAGACGGTGAAAAGGCTATAAGCAATATGTGGCAGGTGGGAGATTAGGCAATTTGTTAGACCTTTAACGCTGCTGAAGGCACTTCCTACAATGTTTCAAATAAATACTACTGGGCTTTAGTTACGGAAGTCGGAACACAGAAGATAGAAGATGTAGATTTTCACTATATCACTGTTTCTAATTCAGATTATGATGGTGAACTGAAGCCTGAAGTAGGTGATGAAATTGCTATGCTAGGCTATAGGGGAACTGATGATGTAGAAAGGCAAAGTGCAATATATTTGGCAGCTTATAATTCTATAGACCCTTCCCTGAAAGCCCCCCTGATTTGTCAGTATAAGGGAATAAATGACTTTGACCTGAAAAGCCACAAATATTCCTTCTTTGCTGCAAACGGAAGTGAAGTCAGGGGTAACATAAAATTAGAATCAGGTCAGGGCTTAGAAGAATATGTAGATTATAAGGCTATCACTATTGTTTCTTCTATAGTAGAATATGCTGAAGGTTCTAGCGGAATCACAGCCCCTACTTCAGGCTGGGCTACTAAAGTTCCCTTCATTCCCCCTGCAAAGTTCCTTTGGACTAGAACCACAGTAACCTATTCAGACGGAACAGTTACAGTAGGCTACAGTGTAGCTAAGTTTGGTTCAGACGGTAAAAAAGGGGAAAAAGGCGATGATGGAAACAGCTACAGCGGTAATCTACTTATAGGCACTAAGAACTTTGAAGGTGAAGGCTGGAAAAATCTAAACTACTGGACTGATACAAAAGAAACCTATCTAGGCTGTAAGGTGATGAAAAGGGAACTGAACGGCTATGGCATATATCAGGACTATCTAGCGGAAGAAGGCACTACCTACACCTTTTCAGCCTTTATAAGGTCAGAAGGCGGTGATGTAAGATTTTACTTTGAAACTGAAGGCGGTGCAGAAATTACCCCTTAGCAGAAAGATGTTCCTGAATCTGCTGAATGGGTCAGGACTGCTTTAACTGTGAAGTGTACTAAGTCAGGTGTGATAAGGTGCAGGGTACAGAAGGCTGTAGGAACTGGGGCTGTATATGTAGCAGGGTACAAACTTGAAAGGGGTGAAAATCCTAATGCAGTATGGACACCTGAACCTTCTGAAATGATAGGTTCTGATGCGGAATTTTATAAGCTAGAACCCCTGAAGGAATCTGCTGTAGTGGATTCAGGCTGTAATCTGAATGTAGATTTGATATATCAGATAATCCATATAGTAGGCGAAAATGCCAGTACTGTATCAGCTTCTGCTGATGGCTACTTTGTCAGGATTAAGGATAACACACAAAGCAGCTACATAAATCTATCCTACACTTCACAGCCTTCTTACACTAAGCAGAAATATCTAGAACAGTATGGAAATAATAGGTCTGAAGATACAGAATATTTTGAAGTTCAGCTGATGAACGGAAGTAAGGTCTTAGATAGAAGAATAGTGCCAGTAGCCCTTTCTGCTAAGGCTTCTATGGAAATTACTGATAAAATCCTGATGCAGGTTCAGAATAACTATAATGAACAGAAGGCAGGGATAACTGAAAATGCTAACAATATAGCACAGCTGAAACTTACTGCTGAAGGTCTGGCTTCTACAGTATCACAGCACACTACTTCTATAAACAGCCTGAATGGTACTGTAAGCGGACACACTACCAAAATTTCACAGCTTGAACAAACTGCAAACGGTCTGAAAAGCACAGTACAAAGCCACACTACAGATATAAACGGCAATAAGGATAGAATTTCAGTGCTTGAACAGACTGCTGAAAAGATACAGCTTCAGGTGGATAATGTTTCTTTGCAGGTCAATGATAAGAAGATAATCTTAGACGGTGAAACAGAAGTGAACGGAACTGTAAATGTGAATAAGGATGGAACTGGCTTCAGGCTGAACGGAAGTCAGGGGCAGACTTTTACTGTAGGGTCTAATGATATAGGTTCTTACAGTAACTTTGAAAATAAGACGGTTCAGAATTGGTGGCATACTTTTAATAAGACTGTAATCAATTTTGACACTACTTCAAAATCCTTTGAAATCAGCAGCCTTTGCACTACCTTGAAATCAGGTCAAAGGCTTAGAATAACTAACCTGATAGCCAGTAAGACTGATTACAGCTTTGCAAATTCAGTTCTTACTTAGCTGAATGTTTCTATTTACTATAAGAATCCTTCAGCAGGGAACTTAGTAGATATGGGTTCTATTGCTACTGCCTTTTCTAATGGTCAGTTCATCTATCAGGGAACTTCAGCAATGAACGGAAGTAAGGCTGCTATAATTGATTATACGGCTATACAGCAGGGGGATTATTATATTAAGGTCAGTGGTACTATGACTGGCACAAAATCAGGCTACACAGAACTAAGCCTGATGTTAGCTGCTGAAATTTCCCTTAGTGCCTTCGGAAATCTGACTTATAATGGATTCGGCTTTAACTTCGGTGCAGGTAAAGTAGCCTTTATAGGTGATGATGCAATGATTTTCAAAATGGGGTCTGATGCAGGTCTGAAGATAACAGCTGCTGACGGTCTACAAAGATTTGTGCCTGATTCCTATAAATACAGCGGTGCAAATATAATGCACCACTACACAAATTCCGCTAAGTGGATAGGAATGAATGACTATGTAGTTAGAATAGTTTCAGACCTATCAGGGGGAAGTAATAAGGGGTCTATTGATATTGTTAGCCCTAAAGATGAAATGCTGGTAGTGAAAAGCATATCATACAGCATTATTTTAGTTCTTCCTTCCCCTTCAACGTGTGCAGGAAAATCCTATGTAATTAAAAATAGGTCTGCTTCTGATAATCTGTTTGTATCAGGTTCTTCACTGACCACTACAAATGCAGCAGGATAGATTATAGCCTATAATACTTCTACTGGATATAATGACAGCTGTGGCATAACTACAGCAGCAGGAACTACTACTTATAGGCAGCTGATGAAGTGCTATAGGAACACACACAGACTAATTTCAGATGGTGAAAAATGGATTGATTGCTTATTGTCTAAATGATTATGAAAGAAAAGTGGAAAGAACTAGGGATTAAGGATAAGATTCAGTATGTGATGGCTGTGCTGCTGATTACTTCAGGCATTATTCTAGCCTTCCTATCTTTCTTCCTTAATGCCTTCAATATTGCTACTGGAGTGCTTATCTATATAGGTCAGTGCTTCATTACAGCAGGGGGAATCTTCGGTGTTAGTATCTACTTTAAGAATAAACTAGGGGAATTTCAAAGTAGTGCTGCTGATAAGATTGAATAGATGATGAAGAAGCTGTTAGATTAGAAACAGCAATAAGTTAGGTTAATTCTGTTAAAGTCCTGATTCCTATTGTGGGGGTCAGGATTTTTTAGTAACTTTGCGCCTACTTCTAGACTTCTGTTTAAGTGTAGAATCAGTTACTGATGAACTTGGAACGCTCTAAGTAGAGTAATCAATTAACAAAATTCTATAACTTAAAATCTTACCGCAATGGAAGAAAAAGAAATCAAAGAAGTAGCTGCTGAAGCAGCTGTAGTAGACAACGCAGCAAACAACGCTGCAAGTGTAGAACCCACTGCAACAGCAGAAGAACTGCTGGAAGCAGCACTTAGTACGGCTGAAGGAAGCCGAAAGAAGCAGAAGGAACTCTTCAGCACCCACTTCGGTGGCACTGTTGACCTTGCTAAGGTCAAGAAGGGGGCTAAGAAGGTGCTTGACTCCCTTGACACTAAGGTGGCAGAGTGGAAAGCCAACCTGAACGCCCTTCTGACGGCTATCCAACAGAAGGAAGCCACAGCAGGTTTTGATGACCTGCTAGCAGTAGCAGGGGGTCTATCCCCTGAACTGAAGGCGAAGCTGATTGAAGCCCTTCAGCCTAACAACGACTAAGCGACCTTTCTACAGTTCGGGGAAGGTGGTAGTAATACCATCTTCCCTTTTTCTTTTTGCTTTGCCTTCTAGAGTGAAGGTAGCACAGCAGAAAGAAGAAATTACTGGTGAAGGAAGGGGTATGGGGTCAGATTTTAGCAGTGAAGGCTTCCTAACCTCGCCCCCCTGACCTTTACACAATTTTTATTTTTTAATTTTTTGATATGGTTTACTTTTACCCTCTACAGCATATAACTTACTAATATTTCGCCAATTAGTTAGTGTTATATCTGTGTCTATCCATTTTTGAAGGTGGGCACAACTATGCCTCCCGTGCTTCCGGGCATACGCTGCATATTGCGCAGCACGAATGGCGAAGCGATAGAGTCGGTCTTCCCGGTACGGCGACCGGCCACGATCACGGTAGTGTTCGCGCCGATGAGCTGAGCCAACTGCTGTGGCTTGTTAAAGTAAACCTGCTTCCTCTCCATCTTCGGTGTTCTCTTTAAGCGGTGGGAAGTAAATGTCTTCTTCGAGGTCGGCTTCCTCGAAAGTCACGTCCTCGATGTCGATAGTCTCGCGCTTGTACTTTTCAAGCATGGCGTCGATTTTCTCCTGAAGATTCGGGATTGGAGTGATGCCGAGTACCGACGGGTCCATCGTCGGCACGAATGGCTGCACAAGCAGCAGTTCGTATGGTATCTTGGCTTCTTCTTCAAGCCCCACATTGTTGTTCTTGGCATAGCTCGATGCCGCCTTTTCCATCGTCTTTGTGTCCTTGCGCTTCTTTGCCATCTGATACGTTTCAAGAATCATTTCATTGAAACGCCAGCGGTGGAAGTCGCGGCTTGCAGCGCTTATCGACGGGAGCAGCGACTTGACAATGCCGAGGTCTTTGTATGCCATTACCCGGCTCATATCGTAGCGATTGAGCAGTTCCTCTACAAACTGGCGGTCTTTGGCTTCGGGATTGGCAACCGTCCACAGGTACATATCCCTGATGCGAAGCACACGGACTACAACAACCTCGGGGTATTGCTCCCGAAGTTTGTCTTCATTGGCAAAGAGGTCTTTGCGGCAAATGTCTAATGTGTTTGGTATAGGCATAACAAAACGACTTGGTTACTGCAAAGGTAGCCAAGCCGTTATATGCTCTAAAAGACGATTTTTAAGAAACAACTAAAGCATATCGGTATTTGTCTTCAATAAGTTTTTTTATAACTGAGTACTGAGGATAATATTTATTAACGACTACCTCAATATGTCTTATGCTGTGTACTTTAGAAGTTCCATCAGGATAACATTCTCCGTTCTCAGAAAATTCCATGTGACACATTTTATGAGGTAATCCGTTCAATATATATATGCCTTCGACTCCCTCATATTCTTTAGCATAATCATTCTTGTTATTTTTAAATTTGGTAAATTCTTCCTCGTTAAGTTCACAGAAGAATAAGTCCTCCAGAGAGAACTCATAAGCAACCGAATAATAAGGATGTGGATCGTTTGAAATTAAGGTTTTGATTTCCTTTTCAAAACCTATACATGAATCATAGCCTTCGTCAGAAGGCCATCCTGTATTAACATATGTCCCTGCTGCATATAATGTAAGGAAGCGATCTTCCTTATATAAAGCATTTAGCACACCTTTAGCAAAGGCTGTTAGGTCGTCTGTAAAATCAATAATTTTGTACATCCTGTATTATTTATTTTTCTCTATTAAACGAATTTTAAATAAAATTATTGTGTTTTACTCGTCATCTTCCATGTCGAGGAGGTTTTTCTGCGTGTTCTCCAACGCCAGAGGAGAGCCTACCTGCGCAAGCTGCATCTCCTGATGGCGCAGTTTGACCTTGGCTGATACTTTGCCACGGTTGTAGGCTTTCGATACAGGCGTGTCGCGTTGCGAGATGTCATAGCGCAACGTCTCGGCAGGAATATCAAGGATTATCGCAATATCCGATATTTTGAGATAAATTGAGGCAAAGCGCTCAATCTGCTCCAGTTCGCTCTCTGAGTAGGTCATTCAACGGTACACTATGGTTGGTTATTAAATCTTGCACTTGGTCGTATAGATTGGCGAATATGCCGGGGTCGGTGCTGATGAAAGCCGACTCGGCACGATTGCCTCGCGTGAGGTTTTGGGAGGTAACGACTGATACCGTATCTCCACGCTGTGACTTTACAAGCAAAATCTTGCTGTGGTTGTCGGCGAGATATGCGCTGCCGACAACCTGCGAGATGAACATCCACAACTTGACGGTCTTGTTCGTAGCCTTGTGGTCCAGGACGAGATTGAAGCGGCTGATGCGCCCGGCCTTTTCGATGAAGAAAAGTCGGCGCAGGAACTCCTCTGATATGGAGAACGATGTCTGCCATATCTCCGATACGCCCACCTGATGCAATATCCATTCGATGATGTCGGCAACCTGCACGGCATTGCTCAGATATGCTTGAAACGGCGTGTGTGCCAACGGCTTCAATATCTCCGATATGTCAGCCGTCCGTTTCATTCAGGTATATAGTGGTCGTATTTATCCCAGTTGTCGTGGAGTTTCTTGTCGAGGCGTATCAGTTCTTTCAAGAATGGATAACGCTCCGAGTCGGGGCAAGTGACATTCTCCAACGAAAGAGATCTGAGCTTTAGGTGAAGTTCTCGCATCTGTTGGAGGATAGAGAAATTTTCCACATAGCAAGCCTTGATTTCATCGGGCAGAGAGTCGTGGTCGGCTCGCTTGCCTACGGGCTGTGGCTTCTCGCCGTCGGCAGGATCTTCCGAAGTTCCTGCATTGACGGCTTGCTCGATGGCTTCGGCGTTCTTCTCCATGATAATGTCAACCTCCTTTTGCAGTTCCTCGACTTCCTCGTGGGTAAGGTCAGCCACACGGAAGTTGTAGTATTTCTGTATCTGATATTCGATGTCGGCATGGCGGCTGCCGATATTTGTTATCAGATTGGTGTAGAGAATATGATTGCCTGAAAGTTTGAGCACATACAAGGCTCCGACTGTATAGTCGCGCTCTTCGGGTGACGTTTCCAGCCATTTTTTGAGCAGTCGGGTGAAATTATGATCCATTACATTTTATTGTCAATGCCGGCAAAGAACACGCAGTTTTTGCCGAGGGGGTTAAGTAAATTCTTCATTGAGCATAAGGTCTGACCTGTGGTGACAAAATCATCGAAGACAATGATGTTAGTCTCCGCCGGGATGTTGTTTGCCGTGAACACGGCACCCATTCGGTGCTTCGAGCTGCACTCGGCGCAGTCCTCATAGAAAGGTATGCCAAGGTGTTCAGCGATTTTCTCGCTGATCAGCGTGGCGAAGTTCTTCTGTTTGTGGCGACGCTTGGGCGTTGTGACTATTGCCCAACCGCCCTTGACGAGTGCGCTGCCAAGCGTGTCGGCAATAAGCGGAGCGATAGCGCCGGCAAACTGAATGACCATATCATCGTCAGCCTTTATGTCGGTTAGCGGCCGGCCATAAAGCGACTTCTTCCATAGCGATACGAAAATCACGTCCGATCTGCATGTGATGCGCAGTTTGGGCGTGAAGTCGCAACGGGCTTCGGTGGCATCGGCGGCAGTCTTCCATGCCGCTCGCTTGTTTTCACCGAAAAGGTCTTTAGGAGCGTGAGGGGTAGATGGCGAAACGTCAGGTGCGGGCACCGCAAGACCGGGAACTACTATGTCGTTGACATATTCGCTCAAGTCCAAAGCACCCGTCCTGACGTGTTTAGCCATAGGAGAGAGTATTAGGCGGCTTTAGAGCAGTCGATGTCACCAGCCTCGGTCTCGATGGTGCCCTTGTAGAAGGGAGCGGGAACTTCATCGGTAGCCTCCACCGAGATTGTGGTCGAGGTTGTGCCTGTCGGTCCCTGACCGAGGTCTTGTGCCACGGTAGCCTTTGAGAGCCACTTGTCACAGCCGACAACTCGCCAGTTGCCCTTCATGTCCTCGACGAGGAACACCGAGTCGGTATTGTTGATGTAGGCAGCGGCGGCTGTTGCATCCTCGCCGACTCCGGGGTGAACGGCGGTCAACTTGTTGAGCTGGGTCTGGCTTGGGAGTTCACCCTGAGCATCAGAAGTCAGCTGCGACTTGTCGGGCAGAATGTCAATGAATTTCCATTTCGTGTCGGCTTTGAGCACGAACGAGCCGGTGAGAGCGGCTGATGTCGGGCGACCGTAAGTGTCGCGGGGTAGCGTGGGCCACGTTACTATCTCGCTTTTGGCGATGTAGTAGATGCGACGCTTCACGCCTGGCAACTCCGGTGTTCCCTGACACCAAGCCAGGGAACGCTGGAGAGCAGTACAAGTGTTATTGGTAGCGGCGGCCATAGTTTATGCGGTTTTGAGTTTGACTACGTTGAAGAAGCGCTTGTCGATGGTGTAGAACTGACAGCCGAAGAACATTGCAGCAGCGATAGTCAGTACCCACGGCTCGTAACGCTTAACCTCGATTGTTTCAAGGTCAGACATATTGTCGTAACCGTAGAGGATGTTTGACTTGGGAGTGACAATGTACTTGTCGGTACCGGCAAGACAGTCGAGCGGAACGATGGTGGTCTTCTTGGAAGAACCCTCGACGAAGGGCTGCTCATACTGCTTGTTGTAGGAAACAGCAGGGTGAGTGAGCAGGTATGCGTCGTTGTACTTGTCGGCGAAGTCGGGGTCGCAGAACAAGAACTTTTCTATGCGGCGGAGGTGCGGGTCGCAGCTGCGCTCGATTTCCTTTACGATGTCGACGGCGTTCTGCGATGTCACTGCCTCGTTGAGAGCGAGCAGATTGCCCTTAGCCGCTGAGATACCACCCTCATTGATTTCAGTGTTGATGATAGTGCCCCAGCCGTTGAAAAGGTCGGCGGTGGTATCACCGTTGGGATTGCGAACTGC